TATTTATTTCTTTCATTAATTGTAACTAGTTTCCACTCTTTTATGTCTTCCTTTTTAAAATTAAGTAACACATATCGTTGTCCTGATAAAAATAAAACGAACAAAACATAGTCTACATCTAGTTTATCTATAGTAAACATATTTACTTTGAGTGATCTTTCACATCCCTTAACATCTATCTTATTGTCATTGACCACAAGATCAGCATCACTTACACCTTTCTCCTTAACAAATGCTGAGGTAGTATAATTCGTCCCTTTTAAATCAAAGTTATGACGTACCAGTAACTCTGCAAGTATACCTTTAAAGTCTGTGTAGAATTCATTGTCAACTGGGTGGTCAAACAATATCGGATTTTTATATTCGTACTTTCTGGATTTCCAGTAAAGTTTCTTGTAATGATCACGATTAGCCATTACCCTTGTATCAACATAGAGTTTAGCGTGTTCACTTATACATTTTGGTATATCAAATGGCCCTTCCAATAGTCTCTGCGATCTTACCCATTACATCTTCCTGTCTCATTATATAAAACTTTTTGCCCTCTATAGTGTTTAAAAAAGCATACCTCTCATGAAACCTTATATGATCACCTGGAACTAAACCTAAATCTTCTTTGTCTTTTAGTGGCTTACTTACAAACCTGACATAACCTTCTTCCTCACTCCTCTTTGGCTCTCCTAAATAAATAGTGCCATGCATTTCTGCTGTTTCATGAGGTTCAACTAAAATATAATTGGAGATAGCAGTTATACCGTCAGCACGAACAAAGCAAAAACAATCCTCTAGTTGAGCAGTGTAAATGTCATCTTCACCAAAAATCAAATTGTCTTTATCTACAGTTAGGTAATTGAAATAAACAATATCACCTATCTGTAATTCTTGTGCCATTAAATCACCATGGGTGTCTTTACACCACTCACCTCTAGGTAAAGCCACGACCTCTCCACATATAGTGACATGGTGCTCTGGATTAAAGGTAACATCTAAATAAAGTTTTGAACCGTTGTTGAATGTAACTTCGTCATTGTATTTTTTGGAGACTCGAACTGCTATCTTTTGACCAATCATATTCATGTTGACTAAATTAAATAATTGAACTATAGTTTAATTGCAATTAATTAACAACTTTTTAACACCCTTATTAACTGATAGACATATTGGCTACCTATGATAGACAAATTGACTTGCAAAACTTTATTTGGTAGTCTCAACCCTATTAGTATATTATATATAAGTATATTATATACTAGTATATTATATCATATTAATATATAACATAATTAATGAACTGCATTTTTCTTTCCCCAAATTTTGCGTGTAAGAAACGATCTCAAACATACTGATATAACTGCACCAAAAAATAAAAAAAGTTTCTTAAATTTGCTCAGAAACTTGTTGTAGGCATCTTCATGTGGTAATAGTATACCACAGGGTGCTCGGCTCGGAAAAGTGAAACGGATTTTGGCAACTGGGTACATCGATGTTTTCGGTTTTATAAATCAAATCGGATTCGTAGTAGGAATCGCACTTGTACCCATAAAGCGTTGATACATAGTACGTTATACACTAGTCTTGTTCTGTTTGCTGTGATATTTCATTTTATACCAGAGCAAAATGGGAAATGAATTTGTAAATATGTTTAGATCTAAACTCTTTAGAAAATTTCCATGCGTTTAAACAGACGGAGTAATGCTACAGCAAATCAAACCATAAAACAAAACCAACATGAAAGTAGGTAACAAATTAAGAGAGTTGTTTAGTCACCAGAAAGCAGTTAACAAATACTTACGCAGTCTGGATAATGACTTCACACCAAAGACAATCTATATCTTTTTAGGATGTAGTATAGTGGAAGCAGAGAGTCAATCAGAGTTTACATTCTATGAGATTAACCAGGTGCTGAGACTTCTAGACAAGATGGAACTGGTCAAGATAAAATCACCACATCAATTCTACAGAGAACACAAACGACTATTGAACGAGGGTTTTATAGAACGTCAAACGAAACGAGCCAAGTACACCAAACAGCAGTTTAATATTAGTATCTATGGACGTATGCAGTTAAGACGTATCTATAACTATCTTATTAGGGAATGTTATACTACTCTATAGGAATATAAGACTAAGGTCACCCCAAAATCATTTGATAAGTAAAAGCCATAATCTATACAAATCACTAACCATCTGATAAGAACACACCAGAACACACCCCCAGAAAAATTTTTTCTTTTAGATGTGTGCAGAACTTGTGCAACAAAGGATCATAAGTTTGCTGCATGAAAAATTATAATTGGATAGACTTATCAGTACAGCAGAAGATCAATGTAAAACAATATGCAATCACCAAGCATGGCAAACGATGGCACACAGCAAAGCCAGACTTTTGTAATAGGCTAGACTCATTGCAAATCTACAGCATACTACATAGTAAGACCTAACGCAACCAAAGTCGAACTCTTATAACTATATAGTCTTATATAGAATTGTCTTCCCCCTATAGAGATTTAACATAAGTTCAAGGTCACCCCAGAATCCTCAGCACCAGAAACACCTACAGCAGATAGTTTATCAACACTATTGTTAATTCAATTATTTTTTGTATTATTGCAGTGTTGAACGATAGTTAAATCACGACATTAAATAAGTAACACACTGAAAATCAATCATTTAAACTAAAATTATGAACTATTTAAACTCAGAATTACAATCCCAATTACTTCCAAACTTCACTGGAATCCTAGTCCACAACGCAAAAATCAACTACAGCATCTATGGTGAACACTCGGTGAGTTTCATGTACCATGTAAAACCAGAAAACGTATGGTTTGACGATGAGCCAAACAAAACTTGGTCTGGTGGAACTTGCTTCACCAATAAAAAAGATGCAATGGCTTTCATTAGACTAGTAAACAACAATTAATCAATAATCATTTAAACTATATAATATTATGAAAATTTCAGAATTCGAGACTAAGCACAAAGAGAGATGGACACCAAGCACAAACGATGTGCTAATGAGAATAGCATCTAATCTATCTGACCTACACATTGAGAAAGACTTCTTTACTCCAGAACAAATGGACAACAAGTTAAATGCACTTAAAGATTACATATTTGATTTCAGATATGTATTAGCAGACGAGGAGAACGTATTACCTCCCAACAGATAATATCAACCCAACCATCAAACAACTTGCATAGAGATATGCGAGTTTTTGGTGGTAAAGGCAATAATGCCACATTAATTTAATCTATACAATATGTATTTAAACGAAAAAGGTCAACTAATTGACACAAACTTGACAAGTGTAAACCCAACACAAGCAGAAATCTTACTGCACAAATTCAATCTTAACTGGAACGTAGCAAAGCATCCACTAAACTTCAATCCAAGTGGTAGCGAAATCATCGATAGTGGTTTCTATGGTGTAGTAAGAACAGACAACAACGATTGCTTCGGAGCATTCACAGACCAGTACGAAACTTTTCAGAATTCAGAACTTGCTGAACTTGTATTAGAAATTGCAGATGCTATAGGGCAACCAATATCTAATGGTGCAGAATTTAAGGGAGGTAGGAAAGTTATGTTACAAGTTGATCTAAACCCAGTTAAAATTGGTGACGATACTATTACCAGAAAAGCAACTGCTATCAATTCACATGATGGCTCTACTTCATTACGATGGGGAACTACTGGTACTACTATCTCATGTGCTAACCAATTTAGTGCTATCAGCAAAGAATTAGAAAACTCAGTTCGTCACACTCGTAACATGAGAGATGCTATTGCTAGGTCTCTACGCATACTAGAGAACATGGAGAAAGCAGACAAGTCTTTATTTGAGATATTCTCTTCTATGACTGATTACAAGGTCACCCAAAAACGAGTGAACGAAACCATCAACATGATTACTGGTGTAGATGTAAGTATGGGAGAGGCTAACGCAAAAGAGCAATACTCTACCAGAAAATTAAACCAGACACAAGACCTAGTACAATCTATTGTAAAAGAAATGTCTTACAAGGGAGATACGCTATGGGGATTGTTTTCTGGTGTAACACACTACACAACTCACAAAGGTGGTTCTGATAGAACTAGAGAAGAATCTAAGTATGTTGGAGGACTTCAGAGACTAGACCAGAAAGTCTTTAACAAGTTTGCTCAACTGGTATCATAAGCAAACCAACCAATCGCTAATGCCTTGCACAGAAATGTGCGAGGTTTTGGTGGTAAAGGGCATTATTGCCACATTATTTAAACTATATAATATGTTAACACTTAGAAAATTTTACCAGAAAACCTACCCAACAGATGAATTGGGACAACACATCAATTTAACGACTTTTGTATCGTTAATAGATTGCTTACATAATGGTGGTGATGTTTACCAATACATTGGTGTACACGACAGCCTAGTTAGAGAAAGACTATTTGAAGAACTAGCAAAAATGTTAGGCTCTAATTACGACTACATTTACGATTTATGGATGCAAGGTCTTTACACAACTAATCATTAATTTAAACTATATAATATGTATTTAAAAAAAGCACTAAACGGAATTAACGTACAACTATTGAACTCGCTAGAATATGGCGATGAAATTCAATTAAATGATCTATACTCTTTATATCATTATTCAGAAGATGATTGTGTAGTAGTAAACAGAACAGATGATTGGACGGAACTGGTTCAAGTCCTATGGGACGAAGATGACAACAGCATTTTGTTTGAGGTAATAGACAATGACCAGTATCATATTGAGATAGGTAAACCATACAAGGACGAGAGTCATGAAGATGGTCTAAAATACTATGACAACTTAGAGGCTGTAAAAGTCATAGAGGAATGCTTCAAAACAGATGATGATATGCAAGTACATCATCCAGACTTTCACTCGTATAAAGATGAGGATATATTGGAACTTGGTAGTAAGTGGTATGGTATACATCACATAGGTAATCTTAATATAAATAGACTAGGCAATTTAGAGGTCACCCCAGATTACGAATCTAAGTACAAGTCTTTAAAACTTCAATTTACCCAGTTATTCAAATACATGGAGGAGAACACAACATATCTCTGGAGAGATGATTTAGAATGCACTCATGAATGTGTTGTTCTGGAGGATGTTGAAGATGGTGTAAAAATTGATGAAGATGACGAGCCTACAATGGCTTGTACTGGTAGCAATGTAGTTACTATGATAGAGGAGATTAAAAAAACACACTTAGCATAGGCTAGGAGGCTCAGTAGCACAACTGGATAGTGCAATACCCTTCTAAGGTATCGGTTATAGGTTCGAGTCCTATCTGAGTCACAAAGGCAATTAAGCCTTTATTTAAACTATATAATATGAAACAGATTACCAGAAAAAAAGACATCCCATTAAATTTGGAGTCCAGAGAATGTACAATCTATGAAGTAAAACACATCTGGCATCAGCCGTCAGACCGATGGATATACATTGAAAAACACGAAAATGGTCGGCTACTTCTAAACTTTATGCAAGGTGATGACTATAAACTATTCAAGGAAGAATACTGCTGTGAGGATCATGCGTTAAGTAATTTTTATTATGAAATGATCCAGGACAAAATTATTTATTATGAAATCAAAGAATTTGAAGACATCGAATTGATAGACAAAATCATATGGATATTCTACAAGGCAAAAGCAAGTATTTTTAATTCCTAAAACTATACAATATGAAAGTAAAACAATTATTAGAAATCTTACAAAAGATAGACAATCAAGACAGAGACCTGCAAATACTGGTAGGAAATGAGGACAGAGACTACTTTGCCTCAGATAATTTTGGAGTAATGCACACAGACGATGTGGAGCAATGTGTAGAAATATTTGTTGAAGACAAAAACATTTACCAGATATGAAAATTGACGAAAGAGAAATACACAACATAATATTGATTCATGTTGCCAGAACTTGGGAAAGAATAAGGTTAGAACAACCTCATCAAGAAATGCCATCTGATAACATAGAAAGTGCAAATTCTGTGATCCCAGAAATAGCATATGTTATTTACAAAACAAAAGTGATCCAGAAACTGATTAATTACGATAAGGATGATTGGAACTGGAGAACGATGACAAATGGATATGCTGATTTTTCAGATACTTACATTGAGCAATATGCTCATGAGATAATACATGACCACTATTTAGGAACTCACAATTAAAACTATATAATATGAAAACAAATTTAGAGGGTAGATATACATCTACTTATGGTTTCGTTGCAAAAAACGACCTAGAAAAACAAGCAGAAACAACATTTGGTAAAGACTGGGAAGCAGAATCAGATGTAGAACAAATTCAAGAACTCTGTGATATCATCTATAAGGGAAGATATCTTGTAGATTGTATTGATACCAGAGGTGATGAAGATATTGTAGTAAGAGAGGTTGATAACTGGGAGGCTTTTATACGACTTGCCACAGATTTAGAATGTGCAAGAATAGAAAATGAAAGACTACAAGACTTATCCAATGCTCAACACTTAAAAGATATTTCATCTGACTTACTAAAAGAAGAACTTGAAAAACGAGGCTATTGTACTAATAATTTATGGGGTACATGGGATGTTCAACAAACTTATGTTTGTGACGATGATCAAGCGATGGAAGTTTTAGAAACGGTATTACAAAATGAATACATAGTAAGCCAAACATTTGAGGCTATAGATATGTGGATTGAATGTAATGCAGAACAAGGAGAGTTTAAAACTAAAGATTAATGAAATACCAGACACAAGAAAACATATTTCAAGCCATCATAATCACATGGGCAATTGGAGTAATAGTATTAATATCTTATAACATATTTCTATGATCAAAAACTTTCTAAAAGCATTCAAGAAATCTAAGGGTAGGTTGTTCTGGCAACCTTGCCCTTTGTATGCATCCAGTCCAGAACAAAAGCAAGAATTTATAGCAGAGATTCTTGAAATACTAAACAATAAAATAAAAATCAAAAAATGACAAACAACGAAACTTACATATCAATAGTAAAAGCGACATTCTACGCACAACTATTATTAGAATCTCTTGATGAGGTAAGCACAACATCTGTATTTAAACACTCTTTAAAGTACAAGGTGAAACAAGCAGAGCAAGAACTTGAAAAAGCAACCAACAAACTGCTAGACACAATGTATGGCAATGACCAAGAATTTCTGGTAAACTTACAAAAGCATACAGACGAACTAATTACTAGACTATCTAAATTAGGAATAGATGAGTTACCTCTGGTAAACAAAATTCTTGATGAGTACCAGAAAGATGCTGATCATTGGAAAGAAAATTTAACAATACAATTCACTAAATTAAACACATAAAATGGAACAAGTAAAAATGGAAGAGTTTATCAAATCAAACATATTGGACACAGTATCAAAAAAATATAAATATGATCCAGAATCGATAGAGTATTTAATGAATATTAAAGGACAACTAGTAAATGTATTAAAAACTGTTGATGAAACTATTGAATACATGATAAACGTAAAGAAAATCAAAGACAAACGTAATGGTGTAGTGTATCCTTTTGATGAGGGTGATGATTACTGGACTATTGAAGAAATGATGGATTACGGAGAATATAAATTACTGGTAAACAATAATGAAAACCCAGAAAGATATAAAGTAGTCTGGTCATGTTGGGATTACGAAAGCGAACAGATGCACGATGAAAATCCAAACCAAGAATATTTTATGTCAGAAAAATCAGCAATTCAAAAATTAGTAAAACTACAATCAAGATGATAGAAAACGATCCAATATTTAACAAAGTAAAAGATATGTTCCCAGATGCACCAGACTTTTTTATTAAGGCTATGTATCACAATATCAAGGGAAAACAACACCTCTGGAGAGAAAATACAATGAACGATAATTCAATTCCAGAGGCAGAATAATTTGTTTTATTAACATAATATGTTAATTTAGCACTCAGAGTAAGTATATAAACTAAAAAAAAAACTGAAATAATGAACGAAAGTAAAATTAGAAGACTGCAAAAGCAGTATGGATTAAAGGTCTACCAAGACTTAATTGACTCTGGAGAAGCATGGAAAATAGGTGGTGAAACCACTAAGATGTGCCAGAAATTAATTAGAGATGGTGCTTGTTTCTTAGCATATTCATCTTATCAACCAAATATTTTTATATCAATTCCATCCAGATACCAAGTATCTAGAGGTGCTGTGGGATCTATTGAAAGATCTAAAAAATATTGGTCAGATGAATGGAACATCTCACACTTAATAGGAGAGTCAGTAAGACAGAGTACCTCAGTCTAAAACAAACAAAAAAAACAAACCCTAAAAACTTTGTGATTCACAGAGGTAGGAAACTAATCTTAAAAAACTACAGCAAAATGACAGATCAGACAAAACTAAAACTAGATGCAATTATTAAGGTAATTGATAAAACCACAAGAGCAAACGTAAAAACTGGTAACAGAGAAAGACATAATGTAGATGCCAGACAGATTTACTTTAAAATTGTTCATGACCATTTAAGAATACCTATATCACACTCTGCTAGATATATTAATAAAAATCACGCAACTGGTATCCATAACTTAAAACAATTTAAGAACTACATGGAAACCGATAAACATCTTAGAAATAAATATCAAAGTGTAATTGCTCTACTAGATGACTTTGACTTTGAGGTAGACAAAACAGACACAAAAGATATTCTGGAGGATTATGTATCTCTAATGAAAGAACATAAACAGACAAAAGAGAAGTTGGAAGAGGTCACCCAAAATCAGAATAATACAATAACAGATTTTATAGAGGCTAATTTTAATAGATTGGATAAAGAAGTTTTGTCTAACATATTATTAGATAGAACAATTGGTACTATTCTATATCAAAACCTTTATAAAATTTTGGAAAAAAGAAATACATCAATTAATTTAAATACAGATTTTTAACCTTAAATAAACTATATATGAAAACTCATACTTTATACAAACGAAGAGCCAGAAGACTTTTACAACTACAAGGAATAACGCACACAGATGTATGTGAGTATGTTTATGGATCTAAAACTAAAAAAAGTAAACTATGTCAAAAGATTCAAGGAAAAACAGAATTGTTTTTTAATGAGTCCAGTAAAATAATAGAATACTACGGAGTTTTAGCACAAGAAATAGATGATATAATTACTGAAAGGTAGAGATTCCCCTAGGGACTACAAACTATCAGCCTCTACTGATCATGGAGAGGCATTTCAGACTCATTATAAAACCTATTTAACCTATAAACCTATAACATGGCACAAGACACATTTATGTCCTTACTAAAGGACACTATAAACAAATTAGAAGATGGGACACTATTGAATAACGGAAAAAGATTCTCTTATTCAACGATCAAATCTTACAAGGGAGTCTACAACACTATGAAGAAATATAAATTTAATTTTGATCTAGATGTTTTAGACTTGAATTCCGTAACAGACAGAAGACAAAGAGTAAAGGCTAAAAAATTACTACAAGGTAAAGTCAATAAATACATCACCATGCTTCTGGATGATATGAAACATCCTAACACCAGGAAATCACATTTGAAAACAATAAGAACTACACTACGCAAAGGTGAGGAGGAGTACGGATACTGGTTTCCAAAACTTAAATCTATACCAGAAGTAAACGGAGAGGTTATAGCAATGACACCAGAACAAGTTGAAATATTCCATTCTACTATGCCAGTTAACAAAGAACTGCATCATACATATTATTATACTAGGATGATGTTGTACTCATGCATGAGAGTAAGTGATCTGGTTAGGTTTGAATGTAATATAGATGGAGATGCTGTATCAATAATAACAACTAAAGGTATGGGATCTGTGAGTACGTTTTATTTACCACAAGATGTGAAAGAATATATTAGTAAAAACCCATTCACCTTTTGTATAAAAACATTTAGAGAGCAACTAAAAAAACTACTAATGCAATACGATGAATTCTGTAAAGAAAAGATTGTGTATTATTTTGATCATGAGGGTAACCCAGTAAAGGAAAGAAAAAAACTATACGATTTGTTTACTCCACATAAACTTAGGAGTAGTGGAATAACATATCATTTAAGTAAAGGACTGTCTGAGTTAGAGGTAAGAAACATAAGTGGTCATAAAAACGGATCAACTGCTTTTTATCGATATGTTCAGCACAGCGAAACCAAGTCAATAGAAAAACAAAAAGACAATGTTAATATGTTCATAAATATTTAACACTTTTTAACTTAACTTTTGTTCAAAACTCTTTTATTTTTTTAACTTCGAGCAAAACTACCACGACATGATTAATTCCATAAAAATATGGTCAGATTTGACTACGACAATAGGGAAATTATACATGACCGTAAGCGTTTCTCTCTTAGGGATTTCAAACTTTATCTGCTAGACAATTTTGAGGAATTGTGTATGCAGAGAAGAATTAAGGGATGGATATTTGACTGGGAAAGTATCTTGTTTCACACAAGAAAGTATTATATAGTAAACATTTATTTAAACAATTTAATAAAAAATAACGATGGCAAAACTGAAAAGAAAACTAAAAAAAACAAAAATTAGTGGAGGTAAAGAAATAGTCCCATGGACTGAAAGACTTTCATACTTCAACGATTACTTCCGAAGCGAAGGATTCTACACACAAACTGAAATCTTAGACATGAACGAAAGTTTAATCATGATGAGAGGATCAGTTTTAAATTCAGACGGAGTCATTATAGCAGATGGTATTGCACACAAAAGAGCAAATGAACCATTCGCATCTCAAAAATGTCAGTCTGGAGCACTCAATAGAGCATTATTTATTTTTGGCATTGCTGATGGTGGAGAGGACACTATCATGGATGAAGACGAGGCTAGGGAACTAGCAACCATAAAAGATAATAGCAAAAATGAGATCTTCGAGAATATGTTGGCACACATTTCAAAAGATTACACAGCAGTAGAGAAAAAACTACCTGCTTACAAAAACCAGTTGTCTAAAGAACAAATGGATCTTTTGAAAAAACAAATCAATGTATTAAAAGCAAAAAAAGCAGTAGCACAAGCAAGTAAATAATCTAAGGGGAGGTTGACAAACCAACAACAAAAAGAAAAGCACCCCAGAAGTGTTTTACTTTCATGTACAGACCTCCCCTTTATTTAAATCAAAACTCAATGAAAATAAAACGAATTCCAACAGCAAATCTAACTTATGAAGAATGGGTAGAATTAAGAAAAACTTTAGTTTATAAAGGAATGGTCGGAGGATCTGATGCCTCTACACTATTAGGACTAAACCCATGGACATCTAAAATCACTAGATGGAATCAATCAGTAGGAACTGCCAACATGAAAAACATAGATAATGAGGTTATGTTTCATGGAAGACTACTTGAAGACTATGTTGCTGACTTATGGCAATACTGGACTGGAGATCCAGTAGAGATGATAAACAACTACCAGTCAAAAACAAAACTTAGAAAGTCAATTAGAAGAAATTCTATATTTGTAAACCCAAAGTATCCATTCTTGTTTGCTAATATTGACAGACAAATAACCATGCATGATGAAATGAATGGTAAAGGAGTCTTAGAAATCAAAACAATATCTGGATACAATGCAGACAAATGGTCTGGAGGAATCCCACCATACTACATTGCACAAATACAATTGTATATGCTTGTGCTAGGATATCACTATGGTCAATTTGCTTTTCTAAAAGACGGTAGACATATGGATGTTTTTACTGTTGAGGCAAACCAAAACATTCAAGAAACAATATTAGTGGAAGCAGAAAAATTCTACAATAGTGTTCAAGAAGCAAGAGAAATCATTGACACAGACTTCAGAACATTAGACAACAATGAAGCCTATAGACTTGTTTCACACTTAGAGCCAAATGTAGAGGACGAATATAAAGTAGATCTTGATCAGTTTTTATCTGAAAAGCATAAAGCAATGGTTGATAGGGTTTCTGTTGATTCAAATGACGAAATGGAACGACTAACTAAAGACTACATCCAGTATAGAGATGAAGAAAAATTAGCAAAGTCAAACAAACAACTAACCCAACAACTTATAAAACAAATGATGCTTCATCGTGGAGCACAAGAGATAGACTTTGGACACAAGGGGAAAATTATCTGGGGTAAAACTTTCAATGTAAGATATAAGGACATTGATAAAACAAATTTTTAAATGAAACTAAGTGATATAAAAAAAGGGATCATAGCAAATCTGGCTGTTAGAAACCCACACACATTAGAAGTAAATTCTGTAATAGAAGGAAACTCGTATTTTGGGTTGTGCATATTTACTGGGGTATCTCTAATGTTTGGACATACAATAGATGACATAGCAGAATACCAGTCAGATGATAAAGAAAACATAGAGTTCATGGAAAAAAAATTTATACAAATCATGGATGAGTTTTATAATACTAAAGAGCCAGGTGTAACAGCCATTGGGTTTCATACAAAAACCAGTTTAATACTAAACTTTATAAAGCATAACTACGGAAAAACTATTTCACTTGCTGAAATTATAAAAGAAAACATTAAATGAATATAAAAGTAAACGGACAAGTAAGGTATATCGGAAGCGAGAACGCTGTAAAAGGTGATAAAGGAACTCACTCATTCAAGATACTTATAGTAGAAACTTTAGATAATTCATATTTAGCAATACATTGTTGGGATGAATTACAAGACAAGATAAAAGAATTTAAACTTAATCAAATCATAGAGGTAGAATGCAGATTAGAATCTCATAGAAACAAAAAAAATAGAGACCTCTGGTATCATAAACTATTATTAAAATGATAAGAAGCACAACTGTAATTTATGAAGTCTTACGCAAACACGATCTTTCACCACTATCATATATGTTATGTGATTTAATATACAAATACACAAGTGTAGATAATTATTGTGATAAAAATTTAGGTGACTTAGGTATTGAATTAAACACCTCTACCAGAACAATGAGTAGATATGTGAGTGAACTAACTGAAAAAGGACTAATTGATAATATAGGAACTAAATCTCATCCAAAATATAGGACAACTCCATTATGGTTTAGAGTGGCAGTTGCAGAGACTGATCAAGTAATATCTTTAGAGTACCAAAAAGTATGTGCTGATGTAATAGAATACATTAATAATAGGTATAAGAAAAAATACCAACCAAGAACATACGAAAAAAGGTTTAAAAGCATTCTATCAAAAAAATTTGATGGTGAACCAATTACTGGTGAAACAATGGCAAACGTATTTGATTACTGCAAAGATCAATGGAGTGAAAAGTATCAGTCTTCTGTAACACCAGAAGTGATATTTGGAAATAAATTTATAGAGAAATACCTAATACAATATAAAGAGTGGATGACATCTAATAAGGTCACCCCCAACAGAAAAAGAGTAGCAATAATATGACAGACTATTTATCAAAACTACAATCACTTGGCATAGATGTTAAGGGAAATACTGGCACTGAACCACAAAAAACTAAGTGCCCTAAATGTTCACATACCAGAAGAAAAAACAAAAACGAAAAATGTTTAAGAGTCTGGGTAGAAACTGGAACTTACTATTGTCATCATTGTGGTGAAAACGGATCAGTTGTAGAATACAAAAGTGATTACGAGATGCCAACTGTAAAAGCATCTCCACTATCTTCAAAAATTCAAAAGTTTTTCAAAGACAGAGGAATAAGCGATAGCACTATTGAATACTTTGGAGTAACCGAGGGAATCGAATATATGCCTCAAGTACAATGTGAAAAGCCAGTAATTCAATTTAATTATATTAGAAAAGGGAGAAGAATAAATATAAAGTTTAGGGATTCTCAAAAAAACTTTAAACTAAACAAAGGATCAGAAATGATCATGTATGGTTTAGACTTAATAAATCCTGCTTCATGGTGCGTAATAACTGAGGGAGAGTTTGATGCTATGGCTTTCTATGAGGCTGGTTTACAGACAGATAAGTTAATATTTGCTTGTTCTGTACCTAATGGAGCATCTACTGGAAATCAAAACTTGACATATTTAGACAACAGCATTGATGAGTTTGAAAATAAAGAAAAAGTTTATTTAGCACTTGACAATGATGCACCAGGAATAAAACTAAGAGATGAATTATCTAGAAGACTAGGTAAAGAAAGGATATGGTTAGTAAATTTTCCAGAGGGATGTAAAGATGCAAATGATGTTTTACTTAAACATGGAGCAGAGGAACTCGTAAAATGTTTAGACAACGCAAAGCCATTTCCATTAGAGGGAGTGAGTAAAGCATCAGATTCTAGAAACGAAATACACAACCTCTATAATTATGGGATGCCACAAGGTGACATGATCGGTTATAGAGAGTTTGATAAATTAATGTCTTGGAGACCTAGTGAGTTTACTTTAGTAACTGGAGTTCCAGGACATGGTAAATCTTCTTTTGTTGATCAAGTAATTGTTGAGTTAGCAAAGAAACATGGATGGAAATTTGGTATATTTTCAGCAGAGAAACAACCAATTAAAGTTCATGTTGCTGAACTAATAGAAAAATTTTCTGGTAAAAAGTTCGGAAGAGGTGGGGTAGACAGCCTACAACCAGAAGAATTAGATCCTGCAATTGATTTTGTGAATAATCACTTTTACTTTATTAATTTAAAAGACAACGATCTTACTGTTGAAGGTATATTGAATAAAGGAAAAGAGTTAGTTAAAAAAATGGGTATAAACTGTTTAATAATTGACAACTGGGCATTTGTTGAGCACAAGATAGAAAGAGGAATGAATGAGCACCAGTATACTGGACTACAACTATCTAAAATAAAAATATTTAAAGAGGCTTATGATTGTGGAGTAATATTAGTTGCACACCCACAAAAGTTAAAGAAAGAAAATGGGAAGGTGGAGGTCGCTTCAGGTTACAGCGTAAGTGGATCTTCACACTTCTTCAATAAAGTAGATAACGGAATTACAGTTTATAGAGACTTTGAAAGAGAATTAGTTGAGGTTCATGTATGGAAAGTGAGATGGAGGTTTACTGGTAAAACTGGTATGCAAGAATTTAAATATAACCTTGACACAACTTGCTATAATGAGTACGAAGACACTACTCATGATGGACAATATTCAAAATTCAATGGACAATAAATTACAAATATTACATAGAACCGAATGGGAAACCAATAAATGGGGAGGTAAAATAGGAAAATCAAAGCCATACGAGAAAGGTGAAGACTTAGTAAGATTAGCAGAACTAAATGAAATAGTTCCAGGAATTGAAAAGTATTACATAAGACCAAATGGAATGGGACATGACTATTATTTACTATATAAAGGCTTTCATAAAACTGTGGAATATTCTGGAATAAAAAGTATGGTAAATGCAAACAGCATTTATGTAAATAAAGATTTTAAACTATAATATGGCAAACACAAATAGGAATAAAGGACACAATTATGAGAGACAACTAGTAAAAGATTTTAAAAAACTAGGCTTTACAGATTGTGTAACCTCAAGGTATGGATCTAAAATGTTAGATGACCAGGGAATTGATTTAATGAATACAGGAGATTTTGCAGTACAGGCAAAGTGCTACAAGAGAAATCCCCAATACAAAAAAGTATTAGCAGACATGGTAGTCAAACCCACAGATGTTCCTATTGTGTTTCATAAAGCACCAGGTGGTAAAGAGTATTGTATATTGTATAAAGAAGATATGATGGAGTTAATAGAGATGCTTATAAAAAATCAAATTATTAATACACCTTAATGTATAAGTATGGTAAACTACAAGATAAGAATACCAGAGGTAGATAGATTACTACTGAAGCATAATACAGATCATGTCAACATTGTGCACAAAGACAATACTGTAAAAGAAAAAAGAAAACTGAAAGCATTAAATAAAGAACTTTCAGATAAGATAAATTATGTAAACTGTATAACAGAAGAAGTCCTTGAATATCTCAAGGCGAGAGGCTGTAAGGTCTCTGAATATATATAACACTTTTAAATAATTAAAAATGAGTAATTCAATTGAACTACAAGGACGTATCAAAGCAATCTCTGATGCGTTAACGATCCAAACAAAAAACGGAGATTTGGAAAAAAGAACACTAACACTTACACTAGGAGGAGAATACCCAGTAGACTATCCTATTGAAGCAATTGGTGCTAAAGCAAACTTGTTTAATGCCTACAAGGTAGAGGACGAGGTAAAAGTATCTGTTAACCTAAGAAGTTATTCAGATCGAAATGGAGAGTTAAGAACTGCAAACGCTAACGCTTGGAAAGTGACTTACGCTGATGGTAATATTCCATCTGGTAACTCAGCAAAAGCACACGCTAAAAAAGTTGATCAGTTTGTGAACCAGGAAGAAGGCACAGACTTGCCATTCTAATATGGATACTAGAGAAAAAATTGAGAGGGTTGGTGCTGAAATCATCAGCCTTCTCATCTCTAAAAACACTGATTACGGTGATAGTGCAACGTCACCTATTAATGTTTTTAGTGAGGGGAACGCAGTAGTATCACTATGTGCTAGGATAGATGATAAGTTATCTAGAATAAAACAAAAAGGGATTTACGATAAGACTGAGGACACAGTAAAAGATCTTACAGGATACCTTATCCTTTTGTTGATTGCTTTAAAAAATGAACAGCAACCAGAAATAGAAGAACAAAATAGAAACAAACCTTTCAGAGATCATTCTGGATGGTTTTCAAATCACACATAAACCATGAATACTAAACCAAACGCAATTGAGAGTGAAACTTTTAATCACCATAGAATACAAGAGCAAAGAAAAACTGAAGCAATTAAACTATTAAAGGATGATGGGTATATTATCTATAAAAGGTCTACAAAAAGTCCTAGGATATACAACACATTAGGTATTTAGTTTTTCTTTATTGATGAATATTTTTCAAATCCTCTTGATCCGAAATATGCAACGTATATCGTAACTAAGAGGGTTTTTAAAAGTTCTACCCAACTTTCGTCAATATCAAACGCTATGTCTAATGCATCTAATGTGATGTAAAGAGACGTAACTACAGTTAAATATATTAATGTTAGAGGTCTCGTATTTTTCGAGAGCCATGAATCACTTTTCATGTCTGAGTCCCAACGCTTACTCACCTCTTGTAATTCGATTTGATCTAGTTCTAAGAGTTTTAAAGCCTTTTCTTTATCTTCTGGAGGAAGTAGTTTTGGATCTTCCTTTTCTATTAAATTTTTAACTATCCCAAGAACACCAGAATTAGGCAATAGATCTCCAACTACATCTACGATTTTAGATCCACTACCAAGCAAGAATTTACCTACTTTAGTATCTTTAAATTTTTTCTTTGGTTTGCTCATGACTTTTTATTTTTTTTTACCTTCTAGGTATCCTTTTTCGTATTGCAATTCTTTTTCGATACCAACTATCCTGTCTTCTAATCCGTTAATGACTTTAATTTTCTTGTCTAACCTCTCATGTACAGTTGTTAACTCCACTTTTAAAGCAGTAAACTGAGCAAAAATAGTTCCTGCTGTAAATATAGCAGCCAACAAACCGACCACAATTGACCAATTGTTTGCTAAAAACTTATTTATGTTTACATCCTCCTTAGACATTGGATTAGATATTACCAAATCTTCTTTTAGATTCCCATTGTACTTTTTTACTTTTAGATAAGTAAAGTTTTTTAGAAACTAATTTATTATAATTACTGCGTAAGGCATTTAATTGTGGCCCACTATTGCTGCTTGTATCACTCATTACCTTCCCACCATTTAATGTGAATCATTATAAATATTAAATAAATATTTAACTCATAACTATTATCTATTTCGTCTGGTTGATAGAATGCCCACCCCAACATAGGGCCGATTCTAAACCGTTCTGAAATAGCAACTACATAACCACTATTATCTTCCATATTTATCTGCTATAGGTTTATATTCTATTTTAGCATCGAAGCAAGGACAAGCCTTGGTTGAGAAATCTCTATGACCATAAACCTCAGCACCTGGATAACTAGCACAAAGATAACCAATTAGGTATTCTAAACTATCTTTTTGTGCATCCGTCCTTGTATCTTTTGCAATCCATTTACCGTCTTCACCTCTTTCAGATTCTACTCCTCCTACATATGTAATACCGATACTACTTTTATTTTTATTCTTGACATGAGCACCTTGCTTTTCAATTGGTCGCCCCTGATTTATTGTACCATCTAATTGCACAACATAATGATACCCAATTCCTGACCAACCTCTTTTCTTATGCCATTTATCAATGGTGCTA